AGTAAGCATGACCACCTTGCGGTACTCCATCGCCGTCGACGTTAGGCATATTCCACTTAACGATGACTTCGGGGAAGTAGGTCGTGCTACTAATAACAAACGCTGTATCGGGCACAACATCAATAATCCGCAACGGCAAAGTCTTGGTTGTGGTTTCCGAGCCAGTGTTTACGGCTTGACGAGAATCACCAGTATTGGCATCCCCAGCATTGTTGATTAATGCCACATTGCTACCAATAGCGGTGTACTGGAAAGCAGTAGTGGTGGTATCAACGGTGGTGCCAGACGAGCAACCGACAACTTGGAAAAGTTGATCGGGATCATCAGCAACATACGCTTGGATGATAGTACCGGAAACAACCGACACTCCGGGCCAATACTGCGACCAAGTGGGTTGTTTTGTTGCAGCACTGACGTAAGTACAGCCCATGAATACACCAGCAAAACCTTCGTTAGGTGCATCGGATTCATTAGTTGCACGTTCAATCGTGCCATCAGCCACGAGTTTGACGGGGTCGCCAAAGAAAATATTCGTCGTGTAGCTTGAAGCAATACGACGCAGGCGAGTTTGTCCGGCAAACACCTGACCGCCGATCAAATTGATCGGACGTAGCCCGTAAGGGGCTGAGATAGTCGGGTAAGCCATTTTGGATTAGCTCCTACGATTGTTGATTACCGCGTCCGAACGTCACCGACGTTTTGCGCTCTGAAAACAGAGGCATACGAGGGTCGCTCTCGCGCATGAAGTGATTGTCAACAGAACGGACTTGAGCATCGGCTTGTGCTTGGTAATAAGCATTCCTCTGATCCACCATTTCTGTTGGCGTTTTGCACAGTAACAACCCACCCACCACGACGTTATCTTTGAAACGAGCGTTGTCGTTATCTAAATACATCGAGATTTCGGGATGGTCTGCTGCGCGAACAGGCTCCCAACCTTCGCGGATTTTGGATGACACGTTGCGTGGGTCAGCTTGACCCAGTGTGCTGACACGAATCCAGCGAAAAGTATATCCAGCTTCAGGTTCAGGGTCAGGCAGTAACGTGGGCGGTGCCCAGCTACGAGGACGCTCATCTTTAGCGCGGGTATCTAATTCGCGGCTCAAACGGTCGATTGATTTAGATTCAGCCATTTTGTGTCATTCCTTCCGCCACTTTTCGGGCATATGCTTCAAGAGGGATACGTAACTTCTTAGCTAGTGCAACCTGCGTTTGCGTCAATGTGATTTTCTTCGGGGCAACATTTCTGCTCGCTGGGGCTACAACATTACTGCTGGTCCGTTTCGGTTTCTCCTCCTGCTTTTCTACACCATCAGAAAAGTTCTCGGGGAACTTGCTCCGTAAAGTCTTATTGATCTGCTCGTAATAATTCTCCGAACTTGGATCAACGCCTTCTTCGACTAATTGCTCATGCAGCCCAAGAGTGAAGGCAGTCATAAGGCGATTTTTCCCAAACCACTGATTTTCTTTACGCCACGCAAGCGCTTTGGGATCGACCTTATTCTCTGAGGCGGATTCAGGTTGCATATTTACAGGAATTTCTCGTTCCTGTAAAGCAGGTGCTCTAAAGTTCTCAACTTTGTCAAGCCGTAACTTAGCTTGAATTAATTCTTCCTGTGCAGCAACAATCTGGTCGGCATCTCCTGCGTCATAAGCAGCTTTATATTTACCCTGTGCTTGGGCAAGCGCCATTTCCGCATTTTGTTTAGCCGTACCAACAAGCAACGTCGTGTGTTCACCCAGATTCTTTTGAAGTTTTTTATTCTCTTCGATAATCTGCTGGGCAAACTTCAACGCCTCTTCACGCTCACGCAAAGCTGCTTCTTTAGCTCGACGCTCATCGTGGTAACCATGCGACAGCTTCTTAATACGCTTTTGCACGCCCTCGTCGTATTTAGATAGCTCGTCATCAGTTACTTCATTGACAGGCTCTTCAAGCGGTTTGCGTCCTTTATCGGGATCGGGTGTGTCATCAACAACTTCGATGTCAAATTCAAAGCCATCGTCACCCTTAGCCTCTTTTTCAGGCTCACGTTCGTCTGGGAATTTATATTCCACCTTTTCAAATCCAGCCATATGTCACCTCACGCACGTTGAATGCCACGGGGATCTTCCACCACAGCTTCGACGGAATCATCGTTAATAATCCGAAACTCGCGGTCGTGAATCTTGATGCGAGTGCCGGTGTTAGCACGGGTAATAATGAAGTCTCCCGGTTTGCACCACGGTCCCGTGGGAAAACGATTCTGGTCGGCATAAGCCATATCACCAAGTGCTACAACGAAGAGCACGTTGCTTAACAGCTCCTCATACTTGACGGTGGCGTCTGCTTTAATGATCCCGCTATCAAATTTATTCTCGATATTAGGTAAGGTGCAAAGGATCTTGTACCCTTTAACAATCGGTAATTGCTTGGCTTTTTGCTGAATATCTTCAATTACTGCATTTGCTGCTTCAGTCATTTTCAAATTCCTCATATCGTTGCACAAGGTCTTGTACTTCCATCCTTGCACGGCGTAGACCTTGGATTACGCCACACAAATTCTTATACTCAGCAAAATCTTTGCAGTTTCCTTCAGCCATAGCCTCACTCACTTCACGCTCGCGTTCTTTGAGCTTATTAAATAAGTGATCCAGCATTGCTCGTTCATGGGTCATTCAGTTTTCCTTTTCGCCATCGCTGTTTTAAGTAAATCAGCCTGAATTTTCTTGTCAGCCTGTCGGTTCTGGCTCATCAAGCGCACGTTTTCTTTCTGAGCATCGATCTGGATGCGCTTATCCTCGTTTTGCAAACGAGCAGCAGCAAGTGCAGTGTCGGCCTGATCTTTCTGAGCCTTGCGTTGCTGCTCCATCAACTTGATCTGCAACTCTTGTTGTTGCATCTGAACCAGCGGATCTTGTGCCGTCTGTTGCGCTTGAGCTTGAGCCGCTTGTGCTTGATGGATCTGTAGGACTTGCTGGGCTGCTTCTGCTACGTACTTCGCCATAGCCAATTCTTCGGCTTCTGGTATTTCTTGATCAGGTCCGGGCAGTGGTGCGCCCACACGCTGCTCAATCTCTTGTCTGTACCTAAAGCCTAAATGCTCAGCAACGTGAGCCATCATCGCAGCCTGCATGGTCTGCGCCATCGGGTTTTGCCCAATGACTTGCATGATGCTTGGATCTTGCAAGAAGGTCATATGTGCTGTGATGTGTGCCTGATGATCCTGATAGATAAACGCTTTGACCGGCACACCTTTGAGCACATTCATGTTCTCGGTTATGGGGTCTTTGGGCTTCTGATCATCCGGCAGAGGCACAAGCTTGTCGGCGTTAGGAATCCCAAGCACATCGAGCATCTGCCTGTGAAGGCGGGGCATGTCGTATAACTGTGGCGCTCCTTGGGCTAGCTGCAAGGCAGCTTGGTACTGCACCACCCGCTGAGCCATCGTCGAAGCGTTAGGATCAGACACCGGAATAACTTCCACGATGTCATAGTCTTCAGCTTTAACTTGGGGTGTACCATCTTGCGGCACGTAGCTATAGTCAGGTGAGGTGTACTCCCTGATGATCTCTTTGAGCAGCTTGAACTCTTCTTTCATCGCTGCATGGATGCGAGCCTGCACTGCACCCATCGTCTTGAGTTGCCTCTCTAAGAGAGCAAGCGTTGTGCCCACCGGAGCCTGACTCGACATATCGCTGACTTTCATGTCAGCCATACCACTAAGCCTTCTCGCTTCTTCAGTGATCTGATTGAGTAAGGCAAGAAGAACTTGGCTGGGTTCTTTATAAGGCAGCGGCAGTATGTTGTCTCGGATCGCACCTCCCGGCACATCCACATCTCGCCATTCACCCGGAGCAATCGGGGTGTCATCACCCTTGATCCTAAGTCCTCTGGACTTCAACCCACCGGGAAGGTTCGATAGTGAGCCTGCATCCACCAACTGACGAATCAGCATGGTGCCTGCTGTGGCGTAGCCACCAATAATATGAATCAACCCAAAGCCATAAGCTCCGAAGCCTGGGATGTACATATAGTGTACAAAGTGCTGCCGTGCGCGTTTCTGGGGATCGTCTTCTCTGTAATTACGTCTTATGGCTAAGACTTTGTTGGTGTTTTTGTCGATGGTTATGACGTAGGGCAGTGGCAGTTCTTCCTCATACCCCGGCAAGTCATACTCGATATGCACCTCGCATATCTGATACCGCTCATCTTTAGTCTGCTCAACACCTTCTTTCTGAGCCTTGGCTT